GAATGATAACGATGATTGGCAAGCTCCAATAGCTAATCCAACAGTTACGGATGATGGTCAAGACCCTGTTGTGTGGTGGTACAATATTTCTTGGAACGAAACAAAATATAATGCTGACAACACTAAAGGTTGGGAAGCAACTAAATCAAACGACGAATCGGAAACACCAGCTATATACGATTGGAATGGCACAGCTTGGGTGTCCGAATAGGAGGACACAATGCCAAGATCAAGAGTTGGCTCAGCAAACGGTGGTGTAATTGGAAAAACGAACAAAACTTCGTTTGGAAAGTGCACAGTTACTAGCCACACTTCTTCAGGATGTAAAACACTACAACCCGGAACTAGAATTATTGATGCGTTAATAGTTTCTGGTGGAGGTGGTGGAGGAAATGCAGCCGGTGGTGGCGGTGGTGGTGGAGGTATGACAACTTTTAGTTCTCAGACCTTAGCATCTAATTCTGTACCAATAACAGTTGGCGGTGGTGGAGCTAGTACACCCATACCCGGTAAATCTCCAGGAAGTAATTCAAATATAGCAATATTAGGTGGAACAATAAGCACATGTGGTGGTGGTGAGGGAGGTGGAACTGGTGGAACTGGTAATGGCGGATCTGGCGGTGGTGCACCAGGAGGTGGAGGTTGTGGTGGAACTGGAGTATGTGGTCAAGGAAATGCAGGTGGAACAGGTGGTGAATTTTTTAATCCAGGTCCTACTGGTTTTAGAGCTGCTGGTGGTGGCGGTGGCGGAGCTGGTGGCACTGGAAGTAATTTTACAGCAGGAAACTGCACAGGAACACCTGCAGTAGGTGGAGTAGGTGGAGCAGGATTAGCAAGTAGTATAACAGGAAGTCCAGTAGTTTACGCCGGAGGCGGAGGAGGTGGTTCTTATATCAATGCCACTCCAGGACCCGCACATCCAGGCGGAGGTGGTGGAGGTGCAGGTTCACCCCCATCAACACCAACATGTGGTGATACTCCTAGCGCCAGAGGAACGGCTAACACTGGAGGAGGTGGTGGCGGTGGTAGACATCCAGGCAGTGCTGACATAGCTGGTGGGCAAGGTGGATCAGGTATCGTTGTCACAAAAGAATTAAGTAAAGCAAGTGGTGTGTGGTCAATGCAAAGTCAATTAAGCGCAAAGCAACAAGGGACATGGCCTAGACCTTTATTTTCACCTTTTAATGCTAACATGCTTGTAATAGCAGGTGGTGGAGGAGGTGCTAGTAGAAGAGCATCAGGAGGAGGTGCTGGAGGTTATAGATTTTGTACTTCATACGCTATGGCACAATGTACAACTTTTCCTGTTACAATTGGTGCTGGAGGTGCTGGACATCCAGGACCAGGATCAGTTGGTAATGATGGGTGTTCAGGAAACGATTCCTCATTCAATCCAGGACCAACAGTATTTACATCAACAGGTGGTGGGTTTGGAGCAACACAATCACCTGAAGGTGGACCTGGAGGAACAGGAGGATCTGGAGGTGGAGGTTTTCCTGGAGGTGCCGGTAATACACCTCCAACAAGTCCTCCACAAGGTAATCCAGGAGGAGCTGCAACAGGAATCCCAGAAGGTAGAATTGGTGGTGGTGGAGGAGGAGCTGGAGCAGCTGGACAAGATGGAGCTACACCAAAAGGTGGTGACGGAGGTGCAGGATCAAGTGGTTGGCCAGGAGATTGTACATTAAGAGCAGGTGGTGGAGGAGCTGGAGATTTTGAACCTGTGGGTGCAACGTTTGGAGCAGGTGGACCTGGTGGTGGTGGAGCAGGTGGTGATTATACAACAGGAACTGGAGTTGGTGTTTCTGGTACAGCAAATACCGGTGGTGGCGGAGGCGGTGGTGGCGGAGCTTGTGGTGGTGGCGCTGGAGGTGCAGGTGGTTCTGGAGTGGTAATTTTAAAAGTCCCTGCAGCTGGAGCTGCATCCGTAACTGTTAGTCCTGGATCAAATACTTATGTAATAGCTCCATGTGGAGCAGGTACTGCAACATTTACAGTATCTGGAACTTTGGTTACATCAAAGTAAAATTGACAAATTTTTTAATAGTTGATATTTTATAAGTGTGATCCTTTCAAATTATTATTGGTATTTTCAATCAGCAATTCCTGCTAGAATTTGTGACGACATTGTTCGTTATGGTAAACAATTACAAGATCAGATGGCAGTAACTGGTGGTTATGGTAAAGGTAAAAATTTAAATCAAAAACAAATCAAAGATTTAAAACAAAAAAGAGATTCAAATATTGTTTGGATGGATGATAGATGGATCTATAAAGAGATACAACCATATGTTCATCGAGCAAATCTAAATGCTGGTTGGAACTTTCAATGGGATCATTCTGAATCTTGTCAGTTTACAAAATACGAAAAAGGTCAATTTTATGATTGGCATTGTGATGGTTGGGATAAACCTTATATTAGAGAACATCCAAACGATCCATCACATGGTAAAATTAGAAAGTTGTCTGTAACAGTTACATTATCGGATCCAAAGGATTATAGGGGTGGTGAACTAGAATTTGATTTTAGAAATAAAGATCCAGATAAAAAACCAAATATAGTTAAATGTAAAGAAATATTACCAAAAGGTTCTTTAGTTGTGTTTCCTGGTTTTGTATGGCATAGAGTATGTCCAGTTAAAAAAGGAACAAGACACAGTTTGGTAATATGGAATTTAGGTTGGCCTTATAAATGAGTATGACATTTCCAAAAGAATTAATTGTAGAGGATTATTTTAAATGTCCTATTTGGTGGGCTGATCAACCAAAATTTGTAAATAAATTAAATAAGGCATCTGACTCTTATATTAAAGCAGCACAAAAAAATTTAAAAAAACCAATAGATGAAAGAAATAAAAAATTTGGAAACAAAGGAGATATGGGCCATGTATTTCATTCAACGTCTTTAATTGGTGATCCAAAATTTAAAGACTTACAAAACTACATAGGAGCAACGTCACATAACTTATTAATTGAAATGGGTTTTGATTTAACAAATTATCAAGTATTTATTACAGAAATGTGGGTACAAGAGTTTGCTAAACAAGGAGGGGGGCATCATACTTTACATACACATTGGAATGGTCATATGTCGGGATTCTATTTTCTTAAAGCTAGTGAGGCTACTTCATTACCTTTGTTCGAGGACCCGCGACCAGGCAACATTATGAATCTGTTACCAGAAAAAGATAAATCAAAAATTACATATGCAACTTCACAAATTCATTATAAAGTTAAACCAGGTAGATTAATATTTTTTCCATCTTACATGCCACATCAATACATAGTTGATATGGGATACGAACCTTTTAGGTTTATACACTGGAACTGCCAAGCGATACCAAAAGGAGTTTTAAATGTCGTTCAAAAAAAATAAATATAGTATTTTAAAAAATGCAATATCAAAAGAATTAGCAAATTTTGTTTATCAATATTTTAAAAACAAAAGAAATGTCTCTAGATTTTTGTTTGATCAAAGATATATTTCACCATTTACAGAATATTGGGGTGTATGGAATGACCAACAAGTTCCTAACACATATTCACATTATGCCGATATTGCCATGGAGACATTGTTACAAGAAGTAAAACCTGTAATGGAAAAACACACGGGATTAAAATTATCTGAAACATATTCATATGCTAGAATTTATAAAAATGGGGATGTATTAGCTAGACACAAAGATAGATATTCTTGTGAAATATCCACTACATTAAATTTAGGAGGCGATCCATGGCCTATATATCTTGATCCAACAGGTAAACAAGGTCAAGCAGGAATCAAAGTAAATCTTAAACCTGGTGATATGTTAATATATTCTGGTTGTGATTTAGAACATTGGCGAGAAGAATTTTCTGGTAAAGATTGTGGACAAGTGTTTTTGCATTATAATAAAGCTAATTCAAAAACAGCCAAAGAAAATTCATTAGATAAAAGACCTTTATTAGGCCTACCAGCTTGGTTCAAAGGGTTTAAACAATAAAAAATATATTGTATAATAGGCTATGGCATTAGCAAAAGTACAATTGATACCTGGATTTGACAAACAAGTGACCGAAACAGGAGCGGAGGGTCGTTGGGTTGACGGTCAATATGTTCGTTTTAGATATGGTTTACCTGAGAAAATAGGAGGATGGGAACAATTAGGCAGCACTACTTTAGTAGGAGCAGCCAGAGATCAACATACTTGGTTCGACCTTAAAGGTAATAGATACGCAGCTATTGGTACAAATAAAATTTTATATATTTATTATGAGGGTGCTTTTTATGATATTCATCCTCTCGATGCATCGAGACAACAATCTTTAACGAATTGTTTTACTACAACAAATAGTTCTAATATTGTTACTGTTACATGCCCATCTACTACTGGATTAAACGTAGGTGATTTGGTGGTTTTTTCTAATGTTAGTGCTATACCAGGGACATCCGCATTTACTGCAGCTGATTTTACTGCTACTTTCGAAGTTAAAACAACTCCAACCACTTCAACTTTTACTATTCAAATGTCAAAAAATGAGGGGGCCTCAACAGCATTTACAACTACAGGAAGTGCCACTTTAGATTTTTATTTTGTTGTTGGAAGCACAACGCAAGTTCCAGGATTTGGTTATGGAACTGGTTATTATGGTGGTACAACTCTTAATCCTGCTACAACTACTATGAATAATGGTGGAACATTAGCAGCTGGTCATACTACCTCTGTCACTTTGACAAACGCAAGTTCTTTTCCTACTTCTGGTACTGTTTTAATAGGCACAGAATTAATAACTTATGCTAATAAAGCAGGAAATATTTTGCAAACTCTAGGTAGAGGCGCACAAGGTACTACTGATGCGACTCATGCCGATGGATCTACTGTAAAAGATGCAACTAACTTTGTTCCTTGGGGACAAGCTAGTGGACTTGGAGTAGACATAGAACCAGGACAATGGAGATTAACAAACTTTGGTCAAAAACTAATAGCTTTAATTTTTAATAGTGTAGCAGTAGAATGGGATCCATCTGCAACTGGAGCGATAAGCACTCCTCTTAGAGCTACTTTAATTTCTGGTGCTCCTACTGCTTCTAGAGATTTATTAGTATCAACTCCCGATAGACACTTATGTTTTTTTGGAACTGAAACATCCATAGGAACGGACACTTCACAAGACGATATGTTTATTAGATTTTCTGATCAAGAAAATATAAATTCATATACACCTACAGCAACTAATACTGCCGGTACTCAAAGACTTGCAGACGGATCTAAAATTATAGGAACATTAAGAGGTAGAAATGGTAATTACATTTGGTCAGATACTGCGCTATTTACTATGAGATTTATTGGAGCTCCTTTTACATTTGGTTTTGAACAAGTAGGTACAAACTGTGGATTGATTGGACAACATGCAGCTATTGAAGTGGATGGTATAATTTATTGGATGTCATCAGATAGTTTTTTCTATTTTGATGGTGCATCTGTTAAAAAATTACCATGTTTAGTGGAGG